CTGAGCCCGAACCTGAGCGTGAAGGCGCGGAAAATAGTCCAGGCGGGGATCGACAAAGGGGCAAGCTCGAGGGTGATCGGCGCGCAGCTCCACTGGGATCTGAGCATGGCGGCCGGCGGGCAGACGGAGTCCTACTTCAGGATGGCGGCCAGCGCGATGAACGCCAGGTCCAGGGAGTTCTCGTCGCTCAGATCCATGCAGGACGCAGGGATCGAAAAATACGAATGGTCCTCAGTACTTGACTCGAATACCACAGAAAGTTGTCGCTGGTTAGATGGCCAGGTTTTTTCGGTGCAGGGCGCTCTCGACCGATACGCCGCTGCCGACGCGCTCGATGATCCGACGGATGTCAAGTACGAGATGCCGTGGTTCTACGACAAGCCGATCCGCGGCGGCGAGCACGACGGCAAGATGGGGATCTTCATGAACCAGCGCGGTGGGATGGTTCGCGTCGCAGTGGTCGAGAAGGCCGGGTTCGGCCGGCGGGACGCGATCGGCACCTACTCCAACACCAAGAGCACGAAGGCGCTGGAGGGGATGGGGATGCCAGCATGTCCCGGGCACGGCGGATGCAGGTCGACTACCATCCCGGTCGTGTAATCAGGAAGAGATAACCCATGAGCAACATCATCAGGCCCGGCCTCTCCCATCTAATCAGTACGATGGATCTCGCTCGTATCGAGGACGCGGTCCACAAGGCGGTGATGCGGTCGGCCGAACTCCGGCAGCAGAAGATCTACACCGAAGGCAAGATCTCCCACAGTGAGTACGACCGCCGATCGAAATACTGCATAGACCTTGCGCTCCGGTGGCGCAAAGAGCGGCGCTTTGCGATCGAGCAGATCGCCGACGCGCTCAAGACCGCCCTGATCCGCTGGATCGACGGCGAGGAGTACGAGCCCCATGACGGCATGTGGGCGGATCCCGACCAAAATAAAACGGTAGGTGAATCATGAAGATCCTGAAGTCCCTCGACCCTCACTACCTGATCCATCGCATGGCCACCGACCAGATCGTCGGTGTGCTAGCCGACCAAGATCTCGGGTTTCTGGCCGGGCCCGACATGCTGCTGGCCGACGGCGAGGTAGAGGCAGGCGCCGAGCCCGAGGCGCACGCTGTGGTGCAGATCCGGAAGGGTGTGCGTTTCGCGTCCGGCGAGGTGGCGGTGCAGAAGCTCGGCGAGAAACTGGACCCGTTCATGGCCCGGACCTTTGGCACGTCGACAGAGCCGGTGTGGTTTCACCCGCTCGCCTCGGTGGAGCAGTGGGAGGAGTCGGCCGTGGTGAAGGGGCTGGAGGTGCCGGTGCGGATCCAGAAGTCTGCGGTGGCCTCAGACGAGGCGTCCCTGCGCGAGCTGAGCGCAGAGGACCTTGGCACCGTCGCCAAGATGCTGGACTCCCACGCCGACCTCGACGGCGCCGAGGAGCTGGTCGAGATCGTGAAGGCCGAGTACGACCACCGCGGGCTGGAGGTCGACGAGTCGCTGCAGATCTTCAAGGGGCTGTGGGGTTACCCGGCGGGCAAGGCCGCGCTCTCCAAGAAGCTGGCCGCGATGATGCCGGTCCACAAGGTCTACGTCGAACCGTTCGTGGGGAGTGGTGCGGTGTTATTCGCCAAGGAGAAGGCCGCCACCGAGGTTGTAAACGACACCAACCAAGACGTGGCGGACGCGTGGCGAATTCTCACCAAGCTCACCGAAGAGCAGACCAAGAAGCTGGCCGCGATGAACTGGACCGGAGATCGATCCACGTATGAGAAGATGCTGAAGGGCTCTGCCTCTGGCGATCTCGCTAAGCTCCACCGCTTCCTTTATATGTCGCGATTTTCTTACGGTGGAATGAGAACCCGCAGATTCGATCCTAGCGCCCAGGGCAAAGAACTCACCATGCCACAGAAGCTGGAGAAGAACGTCCCGCGAGTTCACGGCGTGAGGGTTTCGTGCGAGGATTACGAAGCTATCTGCCGCAAGTACGACGGCCCCGACACCATGCACTTCCTCGACCCTCCGTACGTTGGCACGAACACCCACGTCGGAGAGCCCGACTTCGACGAGGCCCGTTTTTTCAAGATGCTCACCGAGCTCAAGGGGAAGTGGATCGTCACCTACGGAGTGAAGGGCGACCTTCCAAAGATGCTTCGTGCATCCAAGTTCACCGTCAAGACCGTTGAGACCAACCGTTCGATCCGCGCAATGCGCGGCACCACCGACGAGGCCAAGCTCAAGCAGATCATCGCCTACAACTACGAGCTCCCGAAGGTGGAAAAGGCCGTCTGGTCCACCGCCTTCCAAAACGACCTCCCTGACTCGAGTTTTTTGTACATCGAGCCCGGCGGCGAGAAGGACGAGGAAGGCAAGACGGTCCCGCGGACGCTGCGCTACTTCCCGGTCCGGGATGCCGCTGGGAAGCTGGATCTGCCCCACGTCCGAAACGCCATCGCCAGGATCCCCCAATCGACCGCCCCTGGGCTTGACGCGGCCGACAAGGCTCGGCTGCAGGACAAGGCCAGGGCCCTGCTCGAAGAGATAAAAAAAAAACTAGCAGGTGAGGACGCAGAGAAGCAGGACGGGGCGCAGGCGCCCGTGCTTTGCTTCTACCACCGCGACCTGGACGGCGTGGCCTCTGCTGCGGTGGTGGCGCAGGCCCACCCTGAGGCGGAGCTGGTCGGCATTACCTACGGCGAGGACTTCCCGTGGGATACCATCAAGGGCCGCGAGGCGGTCTACATGGTGGACTTCGGGCTGCAGCCGTTCGAGGACATGGTAAAGCTCAAGGCCGCCCTGGACGAGCAGGGGACGAAGTTCATGTGGATCGACCACCACGCCACGGCGCTCGAGGCGGCCGAGAAGGCATCGTTCGAGGCCGAGGGGTTGCGCAAGATCGGCGACGCAGGCTGCGAGCTGACATGGAAGTTTCTCCACCCGGACGAGCCAGTGCCGGAGGTGGTCCGTCTCGCCGGCCGGTTCGACGTCTGGGACCACGGCGACGAAAACGTGGTGCCGGTCCACTACGCGATGGAGGCGCTCGAGGAAGCCAACGACCCGAGCAGCGAATGGTGGTCGGAGTGGCTCCAGAAGGGGGCCGACGACTTCGCCGAGCTGGTCGCCATGGGCAAGTCCATCGCTGGCTGGCTGGAGCAATTCAACGCCGGCCGCATGCGTCACTCGGCGTTCGATGTCGAGTTCGGAGGCCTCAAGTGCGTGGCGGCCTGTACATCGATCCCCGGGTCGCTGCAGTTCGAGTCGGTGCGCGGCGAACATGACGCCGCGGTGGCGTTCAACTACTCGCCGGGCAACCAGTGGGACGTGTCGCTGTACGGCCTCAAGGACGAGGTCGACGTGGGCAAGGTCTGCGCTGACCACGGTGGCGGCGGCCACCAGGGCGCCGGCGGATTCCAGTGCAAGGAGCTGCCGTTCGATTTGCCTGTCGGCACCGCGAAGGCATACGACCTCCGCGAGCCCCTGGCCGCCTACGCTCACGACGCCTGGTCCAGGTGGATGGAGCATCTTTTCTCGAAGGTCTCGGCGGAAGGGGTGATCGCGTCCGATGAAATGGAGCGGAGGAAGCGGCAGATGGCGACCGCCTACGCCGACCTGACCGAGGAGGAAAAAGAGTCCGACCGCGAGGAGGCGGACAAGATGCTGGCGGTGATGAGCGGGCGGGGTGAGGAGCCCGTCGAAAAGGCGGACCCATCGGCTCCCGTGTCCAAGAATTTCGCGCCGGTGCTGCCCGGGGACAAAAACTCCTTCGACGATGTGAACGCGCTCCTCAAGGATTTCGTGACGGACGAATTGCTGGTCGTCGGCCTCGGTGTTGCGGCGAAGTGGAGCGGCGAGGTCGCGGTCGTTCATGCGGCCGGCGGCAAGGTGATCCTCACCATCGGATCCGACGCGGCCGACAAGTCGGGGGCCTTCCCGGAGATCGTCGCAGCTGCCTCCAAGATCGGCGAGAACTTCGTCCTCGTGGGCGACCTGCTCGGCAGTGGATCCGATGCGAGGCTGGTGGTGCGCGACGTGCTGCACTGGGGCGACAAAGATCCCGCCACGGATCCCTGGGAAGCGCGCCAAAAAATCCTGTCTCAGGTGCTGCCGCAGGCCGTCGGCCCGATCGTTCTGTCGCCCGTCCGGATCGTGCATGCGCTGGACAGGCTGAAGGCGGCGATCACGTGGGCCAGCGAGATCCCCGGATCTGAGGGCGCGGTGATTACGGTCGCCAATTCCACATCAGATCCGGGCGGCCCGTCATCTTCTGTGGCCGAGGTTCGGATGGCGCGGATCGTGAATGCGCTGGTTGTCGGAGCGGATTCGAATGAGGGGGAATCCCGGGCCTACCACTGCGTCGTCGGGCCCCTGTCTGACTCGGATTCGAATCGGATGAAGGACGTGGTCGAGATAGGTGGCCGGAATTATACACCCATCGGATCCACGTCCCCTACCAGCGTAGAGGCTTCAGAGGGCAATGTGCTGCGCGTGGAAGTCGGCGAAATATTGGTGGTTGACAGCACAGAATCGGCTACAGTAGGATGGATTACATCGAAGGTTCTCGAGCGGGTGCACGTAAAACCCGCAACAGTCCCGGAAATCCGAGCACTGGCAAGACCACATGAGATCCAGAAACTCTGCAAAATTATCAAGCGCGACCCGGAGCGGCACTACATCCTCAGCGTTGTGCTCGAACCGAACGACGGCGATGATGGAGCGCCTCTGGATCCAGACGCTCACGACGAGATCTACTCCGACGACGAGATCTGGGACGCCTGCGTGTACTGGTACGAGCAGGGATCCCAGATCGGGGTCATGCACGAGCGGGAGACGACCACCAAGGAGATGCTCCCGGTCCACAATTTCATCGCCCCGGCCGACATGGTCGTCGACGGTGAGAAGGTGCGGGCTGGGACGTGGCTCATTGGATCTCTTGTGCTGTCTGCGGATCTCTGGCGCCGGATCGATTCCGGCGAGCTCAACGCATGGAGCGTTGATGGCCGGGCGCTCCGTCGCCCCGAGGCTATAGCCGCATGACCGCGTTCGATAACTTTTTCAGCGCCGCCGCAAGGAAGTCCGAGGATCCGGACGAAAAAGACACGATCTATCGGTTGCGCCGGATGGCCATTGAGCGCGTCGATCTGGTAAACGCAGGCGCAAACAGACGAACATTTCTGATCCGCAAGGACGAGGGAGCTACCATGAAAACCGCCGACATGATCCCCGGGGCCGAAGGCATCAAAAATTCCGCCGGTGTGATCGTCACCAAGGCCGAGGCGACGGCCGGTGCCGACGAGGACCTGCAGAAGCTGATCGAGAAGATGGAGGGCGAGGGCGCGGAAGGCAGCGCCGACCTCGTCACCAAGCTCAAGAACATCTCGAAGGTGCTCACCGCCGTGGCCAAGGCCAAGAAGGCCGAGGACGAGGAAGACGGCGGCGGAGCCCCTGCCCCCGCGCCGGCCGCCGCGAAGCCCCCCGCGCCCGCCCCTGCCGAGGAGAGCGAAGAGGCCAAGGCCGCCAAGATCGCGAAGGCC